ACTTGGAGTAGGCACAACAGTTTCAACAACAACAACATCTGTAACTTATAATTACGCAACGTACACAGGTTGTCAAGACTCAACATTAACACAAACTTTTAGAAGCGAAACAACTATTTCATTTCCACCTGTTGTAGAAGTAAACGGTGTGTGTTACGGAAATGTAACCCCAACACCTACACCTACAACAAATATTCTTCCTACTACAGTGTTTAATAATTGTGATCTTTGTGTGGGCGATGTAACTGGTGGTGATGATGATGACGATGATACCACTATAAGTTTTGATTCAGAAAACTTTACTATACAATTATGTGATGGTACAGGACCCTCATATATTATTACAATCAATAACATACCTACAAGTGGAGCTGTAACTTTATCTAATTTTACAGTTAATTCTTCTGTTAGATTAAACGGAAATTATGGCACACCTGTTTCTACTTACCCAGAGTTTGATGGAGACGAAAATTATAAAATTACAGCAGTTGGAACAGCTAATCCTTTAGTTACGCTAGCTTATGTGGCTCGTGTAGATGACTGTAGTGATTGGCCAGGAGTCGAACCACCACCACCAGAGTTTTTATATTACAAAATAGAAGGGTGTTTAGTGACTACAGATGAATGTTATTTTTTAACTAACCAAGGACAACCAAATGCAAATCAAAGATTTGTTAAAAGTTTAGGTAATGACCCAGGAGATAATTTATTTTATACCTACACTGGAGACGCTGGTCTTGTAAACAATCCAGGTAATGCGTGTGTAAACATTCAACCTGTTGGAAGTAATACAAATTGTCCACCAACCCCAACCCCACCAGTTCCACCGGTTCCTCCTACTATAACAACTCAAAATATAGAAATTCAAGAGTGTTACACAACATCTCCAAGATATTTTGTAAAAATAACTGGATTAACATCTGCTAATTTACAACTTGGATACGCTGTAAAAATAATTGGAGCTGGAGGAACTAATCCTGAATTTGATGTAAATAAAAGCTGGGAAATAATAGATGATAATGCATCTTCAAGTAATTCTGACGCAACATTAGATCAATATGCCAGTGAATGTAGTGGGTTTAGCCCTCCACCACAACCACCTGTTGGTCCTGTGCCGCCGGCTATCGTATATGCGCAATATTTAATTTGTGATGGTAATGATGTTGTTGCTTATGTGAGCGGGCCTACGGGAACAACTTTCCCTAATGTATTAAAGATATCAGGTATTTGTTATCAATATTCAACTCTTGGAGGAAGTACTGGTGCTGACTATACAAATTATGATGATTTTAATTCATGTTCTTTATGTGAAGGAACTTCACCATCGCCTCCTCCACCATCGCCACCAGCACCAACTTGTTTTGCAATAAACAATATGTCAACCGGGAGTTCTGGAAGTTTAGCTTGTAATGCGTTTAGATTTGAAACAATGTATTTTAACAATACATCTTTATGTCAAGCATCTAACTTTTTTAGAACTGATGCAAATTGTAATACTTCAGTTGCCGACACTTATGTGAGTGATGGATCATATTATAGACAGTGGTCGAATGGTCAATTTGGCCCTTGTGAAGTTTGTAACATACAATAATTTTGATATCTTTATATAAATCAAATTTAATTAAATGTACGAAATACCTAACTTTCTTTCACACGAGGAATGTGATGAAATAATTAAACAAATTGACGCAAACCATAACAGGTCATCTGTAGTAGTAGGGGGGACAGACAGATCAGATATAACTGACCATAGAACTTCAAGCACTAGCAATCTTAATACAAATGATAATTTAATATCTTCTGTGCATGATAAAATAAGCGCACATTTAAATTTGCCTAGGGAAAACGGGGAGTCGTTGCAAGGGCAGCTTTATGAAGTAGGACAATACTTTAAACCACACAATGATTTTTTTACAGGTCCTGCTTACGATATGCATTGTAGAGCTTCAGGAAATCGAACTCACACTCTGATGGTTTATCTTAATGATGATTTTGATGGAGGCGAAACTAATTTTCCTAATTTAAATAAAACGGTAAAACCCGAAAAGGGGAAAGCAATATGGTGGAAAAATATGCATGAAGACCAAGTTCTTACGGACACTTTACACGAAGGAGTTTCTGTGAAATCTGGTAAAAAATATATAGTTACATCTTGGTGGAGAGAAAAAAAATGGGATGGCGCAGGAGATGCTAATAAATATGAGGAGTATAAAAACCTAGTACCAGTTCCTTATAGCGAAGCTGTAGTAAAAAAAGAAAAGCCGATGATGGAAAGCAAAATAGTAAAAGCATCTATACCAAAAATAGAAACATCTGCGCTTCCAAGACTAACAGAAAACGGATTTAAGCTTTCTAAATGCCCACCAAAAATGTGGTCTTTAATACAAGAGTGTTATGGCTTATTAAAAGATAAACCAACAGAAGAAAATTTCGATGGCAAAGAAACCTATGTCCCTGGTAATACTTCTTTGTTAGATTTTGATAATCTACCTACAGTTAAAACCATATTGCATAAAGAGCTTTTACCTATACACGAAGAATTTTGCGGTAGGAAATTAAACCCTAGTTTTATTTATGGTATTAGGTCTTATGAAAAAGGTTCTAGTTTAAAAGAACATGTGGATAGAGTAGAGACTCATCATATATCTTCTATCATTATAGTTGACAAAGACTTGACTTGTGGATGTCAAAACAAAAAATATGCAGATGACTGGCCATTAGACATACAGGGACACGATGGAGAATGGTATAAGATTTATGCGCAACCAGGGGATATGATTCTTTACGAATCAGCTGTGTGTGAGCATGCGCGCAAAGAACCTTTTGGAGGTAAATTCTTTAGAAACTTTTATGTTCATTATAAATTTGCATGATAATACATTTCTTAGCACCAGAAGATAAAAATAAATGGCCGCTTAAATGGCATAAATGTTTGGCGTCTTGGCAAAAATATAATTGTTGTATAAAAATCTGGAATGATAAAGAAATAGATGATTATATAAAATGTAATGATTTAGAATTTTTTAATGTACTCGATGGTCTTCATAAAATATTTAAACTCGACTATGTTAGATCTTTGATATTAGAAAACATAGGTGGTGTATATTCAGATTTAGATATGGAATTAATAAGTCCCTTTACCCATCAACTTGATAAAAATAAAATTTATTTAGTTGGGGCAAGTAGTGATGATGAATATGTTCAAAACAGTTTAATGATTTCTCCCCCTCATGATTTTTGGACTGATTTTTTAAAAGAATCAAGAAAAAACATTATAGAGAATTTTGAATTAGTAAATCAATACCCCTCTATACATGAAGAAATTCCTGGTACAATTGTAAGAAAAACAGTTGGCCCTATTGCTTTATCAAGTTTTATAAAAAAAAACGATTATAAAATTAATATTTTACCTGCTAATAAATTTAATAATTCAAATGGTATTTGTTTTACTAAACATCATCAAACAGGGATATGGGGGTTTTTAAATTAACATAAATAATTTTCGTAAATTTGTAGATAATTTACTTTTATGGCTTGTAAAACCTATCAACTAATATGCCCACTAGATGCTAACGAACCTTGTGAATGGGAAATTGGTTGTTGCGGTACTGAGTCTGTGGGAGAAGAAGATTCATTAATTTCAATTCAGCCAAATCAAATAATTAATGTTTGTTTAGATACCACAGGAGCTTACGGTCAAGTTTCAGGTAGTGTCTATATTGAAAGAATTTCTACACGTGGTCAACAAAATGGCCCATTAGAAACTTGTACAACAAAATGTGGGGATGAAAACTCTAGCCCTATACCAACGCCTCCTGTGCCTCCTGTGCCTCCTGTGCCGCCTAGCCCCCCTACACCGGGTCCTACACCATCTACTGTTTCTTGTTTAAGTGCAGAAAACACAGTAAGTTTTGGTACAGTAAATGGAGTAAATGTATATCAGTTTAATGGAGTTTATTTTCAACCTTTTGCTACTAATGTAGGCACGTATGTTTTAAAAGATATTCCTGCAAATCATCCAATAGCAATACAAAATTTTAATTTAACCAATGTTATAACCTACACTGGGACAAACGCTGTGGGGCCTAAAACAGGATTAGATGGAAACACATACACATATTATTGGGGTGATGTAACTATAACAGTTATCGGTGGATATGGCACTGTTAGTTATGAATGTTATTATCATGGGTATATGGGTGGTCAAGACAATTTAGTTTAT